TTGGGGTAATGAAGTATGAAAAAAGCTAAAAAAAACACAAAAAAAGTGGATGTCTTTGCCATGATGGTTAAACACATGAACGAAAAGACACCAGTTAAACAAAATTCAGGTCGTGGAATAGTTACTGATAGTACAGTTGCACGAATACAAGACATTTACAAAGGGGATAAGAAAGAGAATGAGTGAAATTAAAAATACTAGACCTGTTTTCAGGTATAGGGGGTTTTAGTTTAGGATTAGAAGCTACAGGACACTTTGAGACTGCTGCATTCTGTGAGATTGAACCCTATTGTCAAAAGGTTTTAAAGAAACATTGGCCTGATGTTCCTATTTTTGATGACATTCGCAAATTAAAAGGAACAGATATTGGAACAATCGACATTATTACAGGAGGATATCCCTGTCAGCCCTTCTCAGTCGCTGGAAAACAAAAAGCTGAGCAAGATCCGAGACACCTCTGGCCAGAGTATTTTAGACTTATCCAAGAACTCCAACCAACATGGGTTATTGGAGAGAATGTTAGTGGACATATTAAACTCGGTCTCGACTCGGTACTTGAGGACTTGGCGAGTGAAGGTTACTCCTCGAGGACATTTAGTATTTCAGCTGCTAGCATCGGTGCCAACCACAAAAGAGAACGCATCTGGACTGTGGCGTACACCAGACGCAGTTTCGGGAGGGAGCAATCTTCCAGGTATAAAAAAAGCTCTGGACTCTGGTCATTTGAAAAGACCAAGTGGTCAACAGATACAAGTGAGGTTACAAGATCAAGTGAGAGAACCGAGACTGTGGCCAACACCACAGGCGACAGATGGAACGAGAGTAAATCAAATAAGATCTCCCAATCAACTATCAGAGAAAGCCAAGAAGGGGGGATGCTCCAATCTGAGAGAACGAGTAATGTGGAGAACTCCAGCAACAAGTCCATCAACAGCTTCTCAAACAGTAGCGAAGAACGACAAAAAGGATTGGGTGGAAAATGGTGGGAGTCTGAACCCAGAGTGGGTAGAGTGGCTCATGGGATTCCCAAAAGGGTGGACAGACTTAAAACCCTCGGAAACGCAGTAGTACCTCACATACCCTATTACATTGGTCAAGCGATTGTAGAAAGTTATCAATGAAAATAACCATTCCCTACAAACCAAGACCACTACAAAAAGAAATACATAAGAATTTAGCCAGGTTCTCAGTCCTGGTCTGTCATAGAAGATTTGGCAAGACAGTCCTTACTGTCAATGAGCTAATTAAGAAGTGCCTACAATGTAAATTACCGAGACCTCGTTATTATTACATAGCACCGACTTACAGTATGGCTAAGAGAATAGCTTGGGATTACTTAAAATATTACACATCAGTTCTACCAAAGATGGAGTTTCACGAAACAGAACTACGAGCTGATCTTCCTAATGGTGGTAGAATACAATTACTGGGATGTGAGAGACCACAAACACTTAAAGGATTGTATATGGATGGTGTGGTTCTTGATGAGGTAGCACAAATGCCTCCGAAGATGTGGACTGAGGTTATTAGACCAGCATTATCTGATCGTAAAGGGTTTATGGTGGCTATTGGAACTCCACAAGGACATAATTCGTTCTTTGAACTCTATAATCATGGACTTCAGGATGAGAATTGGTACGCAAAAAGTTTTAAAGCTAGTGAAACAAAGATTGTAGATGAAGAAGAACTAGCAGCAGCTAAATCAATGATGCCTCCTGAAATATACGAGGCAGAATATGAATGTAGTTTTGAAAGCTCTGCTATAGGAGCTATCTATTCACAATCACTAGCGAAAGCAGATACCGAAGGTCGTATTACGAAAGTTCCTTATGACTCAACTATTAAAGTAGATACTTACTGGGATCTCGGCATGCGAGATAAGACTGCAATATGGTTTGTGCAGCAAAAAGGTTCAGCAATCCACCTTATAGACTACTTTGAAGATAGTGGTGAGTCGCTAGAGTATTACGCATCAGTCCTGGATGAAAGAGGTTATGTCTATGATACCCACTACCTACCCCATGATGCCAATGTACGAGAGATTGGAACCGGTAAATCAAGACTAGAAATAGCTCAATCACTAGGATTAGTGACAAGTATTGTACCGAAGATGTCTATTGAAGATGGTATTAACGCAACCAGAATGACACTTGGTAGATGTTGGTTTGACTATGAAAAAACAAAAGATGGATTAGATGCCTTGAGACAATATCGATGGGCAGTCACCGATAAAGGTGAAACAAAAAATAGACCACAACACGATTGGACATCACATAGTGCTGATGCCTTTAGATATGTCTGTACAGGATTACAAGAAACAAAGAACTGGTCAACAGAAATTAAGTACCCAAGATTAGGAATTGTTTAATGAACATAAAATCAAAACTAGATTACATCGTTAATCTATCAAAAACTAATTTTGATAGTATTGGTTTTATTCCATCACCATATTTAGAAAAACTTTTAATGAATGACCAAGTTTTTTTTGAATATGAAGGTGGATTAGAAGGTGGTTTTTGTGTCATTGGATCAGGAAAAAGTAGTTCTTTAAAAATATATCAACATTGTATAGAGCAAGATTTAAGAAAACTACAACATGGTAGAAAATTATTTAACAAAATAGAAAACATAGCAAGAGATAAAAACTATGACAATATTCATCTTAGAGTAAGAGAAAACTTAGAAGCAAATAAATTTTGGAAAGCAATAGGTTTTAATTTTTTATATTTAGAGCCAAAAATAACACAAAGAACAAACAAAGGAATTAATCATTGGGTTTATAAAATTAAAAATCCAAGACAATATAGTTTAATTAAATGAAATTACAAAAGTCAGAAATTAAATATCTTAGATTAGGAATTGTTTAGTTGACGATTAAAATATTGCAAGGTAATTGCATAGACAAGATTAAAGAACTTGAAGATAACTCTATTGATTGTGTTGTCAGCTCTCCACCTTACTTTGGTTTAAGAGATTATGGAGTTGATGGTCAGTTTGGTTTAGAAAAAACCTATCAAGATTATATTGCTAATACAGTTAAGGTCTTTGAAACCTTAAAACCTAAACTAAAAGATACTGCTACAATTTGGTGGAATGTTGGAGATAGTTATTCAAGTGGCAGCAGAAAAACAATTAATTTACAAAATGTTAGAAAACCTAAATCTAATGAAATTTATAAAAGCAAACAAAAATATTTAGATGGTTTAATTGTAAGACCAGCAATGCAAACAGGTATTAAAGAAAAAGATTTATTAATGATACCTAATAGAGTTGCAATAGCTCTACAAGATGCTGGTTGGTACATTAGATCAGAGATTATTTGGCATAAACCAAATCCAATGCCTGAAAGTGTAAGGGATAGACCAACATCAGCACATGAAAAGATATGGTTAATAACTAAATCTAAAAAATATTATTATGATGCAGATGCAATAAGAGAACCTTTAACATCATCTTCATTAACAAGATTAAGTCAAGATATTAAAAATCAAAAAGGCAGCACTAGAGCTAATGGTGGAATGAAATCAAATGGAAATATGAAAGCTGTAAGACCATATAGAGTTTTAGATGCAGACCAAAGACCAGAAATTGTTGAATATAGAGATTTACCTGAACATAATAAAATTAGAGAATATTTATCATTAAATAGAAAAAATAAAAATATTACTATTGACGAAATAGAAAAACATTTTGGTAATCAAGCTGGTCATCATTGGTTTGAAAAAAATGGGAGTTATCCTAGTAAAGATGATTGGTTAAAATTAAAAAAATTATTAAATTTTGATGATACTTATGACAAACAATTAACAACAATTAATATTAAAAGTGGATTAAAACAGAACCATCCTTTAGGTAAAAATAAACGCAATGTTTGGACTATAACCACTAAACCTTTTAAAGGCGCACATTTTGCAACTTTTCCTAAAGATTTAATAGAACCTTGTATTAAAGCTGGTTGTCCAGAGGGTGGTGTAGTTTTAGATCCTTTTGGTGGTAGTGGAACAACAGGCATAGTTTCAGCTCTTAATAGTCGTAATGCTATTTTAATAGAACTTAATCAAAACTATATAGATATTGCCAACAAAAGAATTAATAAAGATGTAGGTTTATTTAATTAAATTAACAAAGGTAAAGGAACAAACAGACATATAGCTTGTTTTGTTCTTAAAGGAAAAAAATAAAGTGAAATTTACAAAAGAAAAATTAAAAGCATTAATATCGCAAGAGATCACAAACTCATTAGGGTTTTATGGTGGAGAGCTAACACAACAAAGAAAGAATGCTTTAAAGTTTTATTTAGGTGAGCCATTAGGCAACGAAGTCGAAGGGCAATCCCAAGTAAGATCACAAGATGTCTTAGAAGTAGTAGAGAGTATCTTACCTTCTATGATGCGTATCTTTACTCAAGGTGAAAGCATAGTTCGATTTGAGCCACAAGGCCCAGAAGATGTTGCTTACGCAGATCAAGCATCAGATTACATCAACCATATCTTTATGAAGGATAACAATGGTTATTCTATTCTACATACTATGTTTAAAGATGCTCTGATCTCTAAAAATGGTTTTGTTAAATACTATTGGAAAAAAGACAAAGAACAAAAACAAGAGTCTTATGAAAATCTGAATGAAGCTGAGTACCAGGCATTATTAGCAGACACCGAAGTTGAAGTTGTAGAAGTCGAAGATACTAATACAGAATTAGATGTTGGTAATATCGATATGATGGAAGCTACCTACAATGTGACTGTTAAAAGAGTCAAAGATTATGGTCGTGTAGTTGTAGAGAATGTTCCACCAGAGAGTATGCTTATTAGTAAGACTGCTACTAGCTTAGATGATTGTAATTTTATTGCACAAAGAGTTTTCAAAACAAGATCAGAATTAATTAGTGAAGGTTTTGACAAAAAGATTGTTAATGAATTACCTGTAGCTGATGAAGAAGTTTATAACACAGAGGCAGTAACTAGAAGGTCTTTTGATGATGAGACTATGCCTCAAGAGTTCCAAAACATCGATCCTTTATTGACGAGAGTATCAGTAGTCGATGCTTATATGAAGTGCGATTACGACAATGATGGAATAGCTGAACTTAGACACATCGTAGTAGGAGGTTCTGGGCCTAACGCATATCACATATTAGAAAATGAACCCATTGAACAAATACCTTTTGCTACTCTTACTGCTATCCCTATGCCTCATCGGTTCTATGGATTATCCATTTATGATTTAATTGGCGATGTTCAAGAAATTAAGACTACCCTTCTCAGGCAAACTCTTAATAATGCCTATCTACAAAACAACGCAAGAACAGTTGTAGTAGATGGACAAGCAAACATTGATGATCTCCTTACATCAAGAGCTGGGGGAATTGTGAGAGTGAAATCACCCAATGCTGTCACACCCCTAGCTTCCCCTAACTTTATGCAAGAAGGATTGGCGATGATAGAGAAAGTCGATCAAATAAGAGAAGGCAGATCAGGTGTTTCTAAAGTCCAAATGGGATTAGATGCCGATCAAATAAATAAATCACACACTACAGCTACAAGTGCGAATGTGATGATGAATGCTTCTACTCAAAGAATAGAGCTGTATGCTAGAAACTTTAGTGAAGGCATTAAAAGAATGTTTCAAGGTATCTTAACCTTAGTGTGTAAGTACCAGGATCAAGAAAGAATTATTAAACTGAGAAATCAGTTTGTACCTATGAACCCTAGAGAGTGGGTGGATAGATATAACGCAACAGTACAAGTTGGACTTGGTACAGGATCACAAGATCAAAGACTCGAAGTTTTAGGTCGTGTTTTGGCAGTCCAAGAAAAACTAATCGGTGCTGGTGGTATGGGTATCGTTGATCCTCAAAAGATTTATAATACCTTAGAGAAGTATTTAGAGAATGCCGGTTATAAAGACGCAAGTCAGTTCTTTAACAATCCAGCAACAATGCCTCCTCCTCCACCAAAACAACCACAACAAGATCCAACAGTACAATTAGCACAACAAGAACTTCAAAGACTTCAAGCAAAAGATCAAGCAGACCTACAACTGAAAGCTAGAAAGCAGCAGTCTGATGAACAATATAAATTAGAAAAGTTAAATCTCGATCAACAGAAACTAGCAACACAAGTTGTAAAAGAGACTGATGCAAGACAATTAGAAAAAGAAAAACTAGCAACAAAAATTATAGAACAAGGAATTAACTAATGGCATTTGAATCACCATTTTTTCAATCAACTCAAGCTCAAGGAATTATAAACAATTACCTCAACAATATGTCTGGTGGCCTTCCTCCTTACACAACACCATCAACAAACCCTTATTTAGTTGATAGTACTCCTTTTGTGCCACCAGCAGCTCAACCCACACCTGATCCCACAGTTCCTAATTGTGAAGAACTCTATCCTGGAGAAGGCAGAGTTTACGATCCTGTGCTTCAGGCCTGTGTTATAGCTGAAGTAGCACCAGAAAATACTGGTGATAATGATAATGAAACAACACCTCCACCTTATGAGGGTGTCGGAAGTGTATTTAGTCCTGAACAAAATGCCTTTATGAACTTAGGTCTAGGTGGTAGTACAGCCGATGATGTTCAATCTTACTTTGATCCTAATGATCCTAACAAAAAACTAGATTTATATGGTGATGGATTAAGTGGTTTATATAAAAGATTTTCACCCTTTGGTCAGTTAGGTGTTTATTTAGATGCTAAAAGATTAGCTGATGCTGGAGTTATAAATAAAAGAGATGATGGTGGTTATAGTTGGGCAAAAGGTGGCAATTTAAACTTAGTACAAGCTAACCAAGCATTTGAACAAGATTTAGCAAGACAACAAGGATTAAATTTAGATGCTCAAGCAGATACACCTTATGCTATTGACTCTTCTGGCAATCCAATTTACATGAAACAAAGTAGAGGAGACAAAGCTGATGATATGGGAACAATCAATTTTGAAGGTAGATCATCAAGTCCATTTCAATCTAACTTTGGTGCATCAAATATAGTTTCTTACTCTCCACCAGATCCTAATAGAGAAAAAAGCAGAAGTGAAAAAATGTTTGAAGCTAAACAAAGATTTGGGCCAACTAAAATGTATAATACAGAAAAATTTAAAGGATTAGGTTTTACAAGTGGCAGATAACGAACAAAAACAAAGTCAAGAAGCTAAACAAATACTAGAACACCCATTATTTATAGAAGCAGTAAACAAAATTCGATCCGACCTTAATCAAGAATGGTTAAATAGTGATCTCAAAAGTTCAGAACAGAGGGAAAACATTTTCGTTATGAGGAGAATGTTAGAACTCGTTGTGATGCAAATACAGTCTGTTATGGAGACTGGTAAAATCATAAAAAAATAGGAGTAATTAAATGGCAGAACAACCAGCAATGGACTCTGCAACAGAAACTCAAAATGAATCTGTTGCACCAAAGCCCAATTCTCTCAATATAGGAGAGGCAGCAGAAAACTTGAAAACCCTACTCAATGCCTCAGGGAATCAAGAAACTGCAAGTGAAGAATCAACTAAAGAAGGAAGCGACTCGGAAACGAATATCGAAGAAACTTTAGAAGATCCAGAACTAATAGATCAAATTGAAGATGAAACACCTTCAGATACTAATCAAGAACTTTATAAACTTACTGTAAATGGTGAGGAGACTGAAGTCACACTTGAAGAACTCAAAAAGGGATATTCTCGACAAAGTGATTATACTCGTAAAACCGAAAAACTATCGCAAGATAGAAAAAGTGTTGAAGAATTAAAAAACGAAAACACCAGGTTAAACGAGGAGGCTAAAATCAAAAGAGATCAATACGAAAAGCAACTTCAAGTATTATCCGAACAACTAAGAGCTACCGAACCTCAAGTCGATATGGAAAGACTCTACCAAGAAGATCCAGCAGAGTTTGTAAAACAGAAAGCTGAACAAGATCGCAGAAAAGAGTTACAACTAGCAGCTCAACAAGAACAAGATCGTATTCGCCAAGAAAAACAACAAGAAAGCGAAAAGGTCTATTCTCAATATTTAGATAATGAGAGAAAACTTCTTGCTGAAAAACTACCTGTCTATGGCGACAAAGATAAAGGCCCAGAGTTCGTAAAGAACTTAACTAACTATGCAAAGTCTATTGGTTATACCGATCAAGAAATTGCAATGTTAGTAGATCACCGAGCAGTTATGATGTTAGCCAATGCTTATCGATACGATAAGTTAAAGAAAGCTAATCTAAATAATAAAAAAGTAACGAAGGTATCGAAAGTGGTTAGTTCTAGTAGTCCTAAAGTACAAGATGATAGTGATAATGCAAAACGATTGAAATCTAAAAAAGCAACTCTGAAAAGATCAGGAAAAATGCAAGACGCAGTTTCCATTCTTAAAGAGATGTATTCTTAATAATAACTAAAGAAAGGAATAAGTAATGGCCCAACCGACCAATACGCTGGACACTTACGATTTAGTTAATCCTATTAGGGAAGATTTAGCTGACATAATATACAATATTAGTCCTACAGAAACCCCTTTTATGAGCAACGCATCTAAAGGTACAGCTACAAACACACTACATCAATGGCAGACAGATTCACTTACTGCTGCTAGTACAACCAACGCACAAGTTGAAGGTGACGACTATACAGGAGAAGCAAGAGCAGATACTTCTCGTTTAACTAACTATACTCAAATCTCTGCAAAATCAGTAACCATTTCAGGTTCAGATTCATCAGTAGATAATGCTGGTATGGGTGAGCAGATGGCTTATCAACTAGCTAAAATGGGTAAAGAACTCAAGCGAGACATGGAAAGCTCCATGATCGGAGTAGAACAAGCTAAAGTAGCTGGTAATGCTTCAACTGCTAGAAAGTCTGCATCTGTAGGCACATGGTATGGCCCAGCATCACCAACTAACAACTACTCTAAAAATGGATCGCCTTCAGCAGTTCCTCTAGGAACTGGTGCTGCTGCAATCGCTGGTGGTACTGCAAGAGACTACACAGAGGCATTATTAAAAGCTGGTCTTTTAGTATGTTTCACTAATGGTGGTTCACCTGATACTGTTTTAATGACAGCATCACATAAACAAACTGCTTCAGCATTTAATGGTGTAGCAACTAAATACAAAGATGCTTCAGATAAAGTATCTATTGGAACTACAGACATCTATGTCTCTGACTTCGGAGAAGTAGCTTTTGTTCCAGATAGATTCCAAATCGCAAGTAGAGTAGATATTCTTCAAATGGATATGTGGAGTGTAAACTTTTTAAGACCATTCCAAACTACTGATCTTGCAAAGACTGGTGACTCTGACAAGAAGCTACTCTTAGCTGAGTGGACTCTATGTGCAAAAGCACCTAACGCATCATATGGAATATTTAACTTAAACGCATAATTTATTTGCGTGATAAAGGACAGGGAGGGTTTATATGCCCTCCCTTTTTACATTAACAAGGAGGCAAAATGCCAGTATTTACAAATAAAAAACACACTTCAAAACTATATAAAGTTGTATCTGACAGTTTGAAATCTGATCCTATGATTAATAAAGGTAGTAATAAAAAACAATCTTCTACTTATATGATGGGTGATAGAAAATTTGATCCAATGCTCAAGATGAGTAGTAATCAAGGATTAGCTGTTAAAGGTACTATCGACAAAATGATAATGAAAGCTATTAAGTAAGATGGCTAAGAAATTTTCTCTTAATGATTCTAATGATGGCTCAGTTGTTAAAACTAACCTAATTTATGATGATGCAGAGAAGAAAATGCACATTGAGAATTACCAGGACTCAGCATCAATTAAAGAAATCTTAGACGCAAACAAACTAGCACAAAATGAAGGTGCTTATAAGTCTAAGGTAATGCAAAATGAAAAAGGTTATCGAGTTGCGAGACTTCCAAATATTGTGGTTCATCAATTAGCTAAACAAGGCATTCTAACTTATGCTGGAAAAGTATTAGATAAACCAAGATTTTTTAAATGGTTAAACGACTCAGATAACAGACATTTTAGAATATATACAGGAAACTTATAATGGCATTAGATACTTACTCCAATCTTAAAACTACTATTGCAAACTATCTTAATAGAAGTGATTTAACATCTAATTTAGGTGATTTTATTACTTTAACAGAAGCTAGGTTAAATAGAGAGTTGCGAGTAAGAGAAATGATTAATACAGATACATCAACAACTACTGTTGCTGGTACACAATCTTATAGTTTACCGACAGGATATTTAGAAGCTACAACTGTTATTTATCAAAGTGATCCTTTTACTACTTTAAGATTTATTAATAATACAGACTTTTATAGAAAATATAATTCTACTCAAACATCAGGAACTCCAAACTTCTTTACTATTGTTGGATCTAATATATTACTAGGAGTACAACCTGACTCTGCCAAAACTTTACAAATAAATTATTATAAAAATTTAACTGCATTATCTGATAGTAATGCAACCAACGACATTCTTACAAACTATCCTGAACTATATTTATATGGTTCTTTAGCAGAAGCAGCACCTTTCATTATGCAAGATGAAAGAATAAAAACATGGGGTAGTTTATACAAAGAAGCAATTAAAAATGCTAATGAAACATCATCAAGAGGTTCTACAACATCTTCACCTTTACAGATGTCCACAACACAGGTGGCCTAGATGATTGAGTTCGGTGATTTACAAGCTGATCTTCCTTCTTATCAGAACTCTGGAGCTTTAAAAGTAGATAATGTAATACCTTTACAAAAAGGTTATCAAGCTCTACCAGGTTTTCAGGCATTAACGACAACAGGATTATCAAATGCTGCTGTGGGATTATTTACAAGTTTTAGTGCTGATGGTTCTACAAACTATGCTGGTGATAGGACAAAACTCTATCAGATGAACTCCTCATTGGTGTTTGTAGATAAAAGTAAAGCTGGTGGTTATAGCAACTCTACTACAGAGAATGCTAGAGATTTCTGGGCCTTTACACAGTTTGGATCTAATATTATTGCTACTAATTATGCAGATAATATTCAAAAGTTTACAGAAGGTACAAGTAGTGCTTTTAGTGATTTAGTAGCTCTTAAAGCAAAATACATAGCTGTTATTAGAGATTTTGTTGTTGCTGGATATACTAATGAATCAAGCACAGCTTATAACCAACGAGTAAAATGGTCAGGTATTAATGACAGTTCTACTTGGACTCCTAGCCAATCAACACAATCTGGTTATCAAGATATAGTTGGTAGTCATGGAAATGTGCAAGCAATAGTTGGTGGTGAGTCTGCTGGTGTGATCTTCATGGAAAAGGCAATCTATAGAATGTCTTATGTCGGTGTGCCATTAATCTTTCAGTTCGATAAGATTGCAGATAACATTGGAGCTTTTGCACCTAAGTCAGTAGCTTCTTATGGAAACCAAATATTTTTCTTAGCACAAGATGGTTTTTACAAACTAACTGGTGGTCAACAATTAACACCTATTGGTAATGGTAAAGTAAACAATTTCTTCTTTGATGATTTATCATCAAACCTAGATGGTATCACAAGTGCGATAGATCCTAACAACTCAATAGTTGTATGGTCATATCGAGGTGGTGGTGCTACAGGAACTACTAATAACAAATTTGTTATTTATAACTATGCAGTTGATAAATGGAGTACAGGAAGTGGATTAGATTTAGAGTTCATATCTAGTGCTTCTCAAGAGTCATTTACAACTTTAGAGAGTTTAGATGTATTAGGTAATTTAGATAACTTAACAAGATCATTAGACTCCTACTATTATGGTGAAGGTATTGTAGGTTTAGCTGGTTTTAATAGTGAACATAAATTTGGTAAGTTTATAGCAACAAGTTTATCAGCAACAGTTGATACAACAGAGTTTGAAGGTGCTGAAAATAAAAGATCAACACTAATTAATTGCAGACCGATTGTAGATGGAACATCAAATACAACAGTTACAGTCACACCAATTACAAGAAACTCACAACTTGATACTATATCAGTAGGTGATGCAGTATCGACCAATGATAGTGGATCTTGTCCATTAAGATCAACATCCAGGTATCATCGAGTTAGAGTAAATGTAACAGGAAATTTTAATACCTTATCAGGTGTAGATATAGAAGCGAGACCAGAAGGTGGCAGATAATCAGTTTCCTTTTGTACCTTTATCAATACCAGATACAGGACAACACTTACGATTAGTTTCAACATCATTGAACAATACGATCAATGGTAAATTAAACAGTACAGGAACAATCACACTTAGAGCAAGTCAAACTACTACTACTCTTAGCGATGCAAGAATAGGTGGTAATTCAGTTGTTGTGTTTATGCCAACAACTGCAAATGGAAGAACAGCTCTCAATGGACTTTATGTTTCTGCAAGAGCAAATGGGAGTGCCACACTTACTCATGCAAGTTCAGGTAACACAGATCAAAACTTATCCTACTGTGTCATTGGATAATGTTGTAACTAGAGTACCTAGTGAAGATGTTGAATTTATATGGAGTCAAGTAGCTCCATTATTAGAGAAAGCATTAGACGAAAATTACAATATTGAAGATATATTGTATGGCCTCGCTAATGATCGAATGCAACTATTTATTAGTTGGAATAATAACAAAGTCGAAAGTGCTGTTGTCACAGAAATAGCACGATACCCCAACTCGAAAGTATTACGATATTTTCTAGCTGGAGGAACTAACCTAGAGAATTGGTTAGAAAGAATACAAATAGTCATAGAGAAATTTGCAAAAAAACAAAATTGTACTCATCTTGAAGTCGCTGGTCGAAAAGGATGGGTTAGAAAATTGAAAGGATTTAGAGTTAAAGCATACTTACTAAATAAGGAAATATAAAAATGTCAAAAGGATCAAACCCACAAAATGTAACTACAACATCAACAAGTGAACCATCAGAGTTTATTAAACCCTATTACACACAAGCTATTGATGCAGCACAACAGTTGTATGAAAACCCTAATATACCTTCATTTTTCCCTAATAATACTTATGTTGATTTTGCACCAGAAACTAATACTGCCCTTCAATTAGCAAGTGCAAGAGCTTTACAAGGCAATCCATTATTAGGTTCTTCTCAACAAGAAATAAATAAAGTTTTACAAGGTGATTACTTATCACCAACTACCAATCCTTACTCACAAGCATTATTTAATCAAATGGCTGGTGATGTGACATCACAAGTACAATCACAATTTAGTAAAGCTGGAAGATTAGGATCAGGTGCTAACCAGGAAATATTATCAGACTCACTAGGTAGATTAGCTAATCAAGTTTATGGCGATCAATATAATCGTGAGAGAGAAAACCAATTAGCAGCTACCCAGATTGCACCTCAACTTGGTGAAATGGATTACAATGACATTGCAAAACTGCAACAAGTAGGTCAAGAACGAGAGAGTTTAGAAATGGCAAAACTACAAGATGCTATTGCTCGATATGATTATAACCAATTACAACCCTATCAAAAATTAAACTATTATCTTGGTTCATTAGGTGCTTCTGTACCTTCAACAACTGTATCAACACAACCTGTCTTTAGAAATACTGGTGCTGGATTACTTGGTGGTGCATTAACAGGAGCTAACATAGCTGGAATGATACCTGGACTTGGTGCTGGTATGGGAGCTATTGGTGGTGGATTACTTGGAGGATTCTTTTAATGGTAGCTTTAGCTTTAAGAAATAGAGGACTTTTACCTGATAATTATGGCAATTCTTCAGTCGTAAATTCTTCTGTAAATTCTAGGACTGTTCCTTATTCTGTAAACACTACTCCAAGAAGCAATTATAGCTTTCCAAATTTTAACCAAAATATAAGTGGTTCTAGGAGATTAAGAAATACACCCTACTCAGTATTCACAACTCCAAGTAGATTATCTGCTTCAAACAATACAAATAATCAAGGTAATTATAGTTTCCCAACTTTTAATCCAATAGCTAAACCAGCTATACCTAATAATCAAGGTAATTATAGTTTCCCAACTTTTAACCCACCAAACATTAATAAATCAGCAAAAGTACCTCCTAATCAATTAGGTCAAAACTTATTAAACTTTGCTACAAGTGGTGCTGGTGGAGCATTTGGTCAAGGATTACTTGATAAAAGTGGTTATTCTACTATGCCTGTATCTTTTGGTGAAGCTCTAGCTTCTGGGATGAAATCTATGAGTGAATTTAATAAAGAGACTAAAGATGCAGAGTTTGAAAGAGAAAAATTTGAATATTTACAATCACAAGATGCAATTACAAACGCATTGGAATTACAAAAAAATCTAAAAGGTGATGATAAAACTGCAAATATTAAAGATTTTAATTTTTATAAAAGTTTGTCAAAAGAAGATCAAGAAATTTGGGATAAGATTGATAAAAACCATCCAGGACTAGCAGCAATGATGGCTGGTGCAGTAACAGCAGCAGAACAAGGTACAGATAATGTTGTTTCACCTGGACAATTAGCATTTGATAAAACTGCTGGTGAATCATTATCAAAATTTGTAATTGAGGAACTTCCACAACAATTAGCAAATATAGATAAAATTGATGATGTTATAGCAATTATGAAAACACAAGAGGTTACTGGCCCTGTTGAGGGTGGAACTCCTTATGCACTAAAATTATTTACTAATCCAGAGTCTATAGGTGTTGAAGATGACATAAGATCAATTATTTATCAATCATTAAGAGCTACACTTGGAGCACAATTTACTGAGAAAGAGGGTGAAAGATTAGTAGCAGCCACATTTAATAAATATTTAAGTGAAGAAGTGAATATTGCTAGACTTGAGAGATTAAGAGAAGAAACAGTTAGAGGCCTTGATACTAAATCTGAAATGTATAATTACCTTCAAGAAAATGGAACTTTAAAAGGATGGGAAGGCCCAGAACTTTTAACTGGAAGTAAATACAAAGAAAATAAATCATCACTTCAACAAAGTCTATTTGATGTTAGTGACTATGATGGTCTAGATAGCGATCAATTATTAGAAATTTATGAAAGTGATATTAGTAAGGAAGAAAAACTATTCATTTATAACAATTTAGAAGCATTAGGGATTTCATAAAATGGCTACACTAAAAGATTTTAAAAAACCAAATATAAACAATAATAACAATGCTAGTTTAGATGATTTTAAATTACCTAAAGACACTAAAAGAGGTTTTATTAAAGAATACGATCCGAATACAAATGCTTTTTTTCAAGCATTAGGCAATTTAGATGAAAGTGCCTTGCAACTAGGTAAAGATATTATTACACCTTTGTTGAGTCCTGTGCAAACTGCTAAAGATTTAATATCTTTAGGATCTAGTGTTGTAAATCTTGTTAGACCTGGTGAACAAGGAAATGAAGAACTTGCAAAACAAGTAGGTAAGTTTTTTAAAGATCGTTATGGTGGTTTAGAAAATATTAAAAAAACCTTTGCTACCGATCCTATTGGTATGTTGTCAGATGTCTCTATTATTTTTAGTGGTGGTGCATTGTTGCCAGGTAAACTTGGTAAAATAAGCCAAGTGGCTAGTAAAGTAGATCCTATAGTTGGTGGTACAAAACTTGTTGGTAGTGGTGTAAATTTAGTAAGTAAAGCACCCTCTAAAATATTAGGTATGACAACTGGTGCTGGTGAAACAGCTATATCAACTGCTTTTAGATCAGGTCAAAAAGGTGGAAAAGTTGCTGAAGATTTTAGAAGTAACATTACTGGTAAAGAAAGTATAGGAAAAGTTGTTGAAGATACTCTTGAATCATTAAAAAATAAAAAGTCACAAACTTCCAAAACATTTGTTGAGGGAAAAAATAAATTAGATTTAGGATCAAAAAAAGTAAATCCTGAAATAATTTCTAATATTGCTGAAGATATAGTGCAAAGTAAAAGTTTAGGACAGTTTGAACTATCAAGTAAAGCACAAGGAAAGTTAAAACAATTAAACAAAATTATTGAAGAATGGAGATTAAATCCAAAAAATCATAATTTAGAAGGTCTTGATGCTCTAAAAAGAAGAATTGATGCAGAGTACCCTACTGGTATTAATGTTGGTGACTCAGGTAGATTAGTATCTGATGTAAGGAATAAAATTAAAGATATAATTGTCAAAGAGTCTCCTGATTATGCAAAAGTTATGAATGCTTATGAAGAAGCAATTAAACTTGAGAAAAAATTAAAAAATGAACTTAGTCTTGGTAAAAGAGCTGATGCTGGAACAACTTTAAGAAAATTACAATCAGTTATGAGAAACAATGTTAATACAAATTTTGGTAGCAGACTTGAAGCATTAAAATTACTTGATACAGCAGATGGAAATTTGATGGCAAAACTTGCTGGTCAATCTTTAAACACTTTAACACCAAGAGGATTACAAAGTTTAATTCCATCAGGTGCTTTGGGAGTAGGAAGTTCAGCTTTGTTGGGTGGTGGTTTTATCAATCCTTTGGCTATAGCACCAACTTTAATTACTAGTTCTCCTAGACTAATGGGTGAAGCTGCTTATTATTCAGGTGTAGCTTCAAGACCTTTTGCAGCAATGAGTAACGCAATGAGTAAATTACCATCACCAGTTAGATCAGCATTAAAACCCTCTAATGTATTTAGAGGTTCAAGAGCTATTGGTTTATTAGACAGACCAATAGATGAAAACAGATCAGCATTAGAGAATAGAGGATTATTATAATGACAGTATCAAGTTATAGCACAACAGCAAGTAGCAACACAGCCATAAATGGAGTTAATATATCAGAGGGCATGAGTCCATCTGATGTAAACAATGCCATTAGAGAACAATTAAAAGATGTTAGATCAGTCTGGAATGACAAAGAATGGTTTATACTAGGCGATGGTGATGGCACAACTACCTTTACAAGAGCTAGTACAACCTCTGTCACAATAGCTTCTAATATAACTTCTACTCACCATGTAGGTCGTAGAGTTAAAATAGTTGGATCTAATACAGGAACTATTTATGGAAAAATTGCAACTTCAAGTTATTCTTCACCTAATACAACTTTAACATTTACACTAGATAGTGGCACAATTAATTCAGGTGACTCTACTGTAGATGTTTATGTAGGTTCAAATTATACTGGCTACTCAATTCCTGTTATTGATGAAGATGCTATGGGTACTGATAGTGCTATCCTCCCTCCTTCTCAACAATCAGTTAAAGCATTTGTTACTTCCGGTACAGTCACCCTATCCAATAAATCTATAGCTTTAGGTAGCAACACAGTTACAGGTACAACAGCACAATTTAATAGTGCTTTATCAGATGGCAGTTTTGCAACACTAGCTGGTTCAGAAACTTTAACTAATAAAACTTTAACAAGTCCTGTCCTTAATACAGGAATTAGTGGTACTGCTTTTAAAGATGAAGATGATATGTCAAGTGATAGTGCTACTGCTGTTGCTTCTCAACAATCAATTAAGGCCTATGTAACTGCCCAATTAACAGCAGAAGATTTAGACTTTGCTGGTGATAGTGGTACAGGTTCAGTAGATTTAGACTCACAAACATTTACGATTGCTTCAGGTGAAGGTATTGATACTTCTGCCTCTAGCCAAACACTAACTATTAGTGGTGAAGATGCTACAACATCAAACAAAGGTATAGCTTCATTTAGTTCTGATAACTTTGCAGTATCGAGTGGTGCTGTTACTATTAAAGATGGTGGAGTTGCTAATGTAGAACTGGCTAATGATAGTGTCTCGTATGGTGGTGTGTCCTTAGATTTAGGCCAAACAGATAGTACCCCAGCTTTTAACTTATCAGATGCAACTTCTTATCCAACAAGTGCTTTAAATGGTACGATTGCAAGTTCACAATTAGCTTCAGGAATAGATGCTACTAAGATTGCAGATGGATCAGTTACTTCAACAGAATTTCAATACATCAATACTTTATCTTCAAATGCTCAAACTCAATTAAGTGGTAAATTAACTGCTTCTAATGATTTATCCGATTTAGCTTCAGCTTCTACAGCAAGATCAAATCTTGGATTAGGAACTATTGCTACTCAAGCATCAAGTTCAGTTAGTATTAGTGGTGGTTCGATCACAGGTATAGGTAGTCCAAGTAATAATACAGATGTCGCTATTAAATCTTATGTTGATGAAGCTGTTGCTGGTCTTAGAACAAGAATTATAGCTGAATGTGCAACTACAGCTAATGTCAATTTATCAAATGGATTAGAAGCTGGTGATACCATTGATGGTATTACCCTTGTTGCTGGTGATAGAGTTTTAGTTAAAGACCAATCTACTGCTACTGAAAATGGTTTATACCTGGCAGTATCAAGTGGAGCAGCTAGTCGTGATCCAGAATACGATACAATCGCAGAATTAAGTGGTGGGTTAATCGTAGTTAATCAAGGATCATCTAATGATAATAAAATATTTCTTTGTACTACAGATAGCACAGGTTCAGTTGGTTCAACAAACATAACCTATACTCAAGTCACACCTTCAAACACAGGTACAGTTACTTCTATAGGATTAACACAGTCAGGATCAGAGTTTAGTATATCAGGTTCGCCTGTTACTTCATCAGGAAATATTACATTAGATGTAAACAGAATTAGTGCCACTAAGATTGGTGCAAACACTAATATATCAGATACAGAATATGGTTACTTGAATGGTGTATCGAGTTCAATTCAAGATCAATTAGACGCAAAAGCAACTGCTGGATTTAGTATCGCTATGGCAGTTGCATTATAGGAAAGGTAAATAATGGCACAAAATTTTAGAAATCAAATAGTCAGAAACACAGGTACATCAGGAGTTGATATTCTTAACGCAGTTGACAGTTACGATACTGTTATTGGTATAAGATTAGCTAATGTTCATACAGCAGCAATTAGTGTAGATGTATATATTGTTAGATCATCAACAAACTACTACTTAGTTAAATCAGCACCTATCCCTGTCGGTGGCTCACTTGAGTTAATTGATGGAGGTGCGAAAGTTGTATTAGCTTCAGGTGATAAAATTGCAGCAGTTTCAACAGCAGCTAACAGTTTAGATACAGTTGTTTCTTACATAGACACAATTAGCACATAGGAGATAGTATGGGATATATTGGAAAACAACCAGCTAGTGCAGCATTAACAGCAGATGATATAACAGATGGTATTATCTCTACAGCTAAAATAGCTGATGATGCAGTTACTTCAGCTAAAGTTGCGTTTAGTCTAGGTAAAGTAGGACAAGTACAATCATTTAGAACTACAAATGAGCAAAGTACATCTTCAACAAGTTTTGTTGCATCAACGATAACTGATTCAATAACTTGTTCGGCAACATCAAGTAAAGTTTTAATTTTTGTAAATGGTGGTAGAGCTTCTTATAGTGGTGGTACAGCAGAGGGAACAGTACATTTGTATTATGCAGTCGGTAGTGGTTCTTATAGTTCAATAGTAAATATAGTTAATTCAAATGTAAATGAGAGTGGGGGGTATGGAAAACCAGCAATGAGTTTTAGTTATCTACACAGTCCAAGTTCTACATCTGAACTTCATTATAAAATTTATTATAAAACAAATGCAAACACTTATTATTTAAACTCAGGTTCATCTTCAACAACTATAACATTGATGGAGATATTAGCATAATGGCAAATTTAGAAAAATTTTGGAAAGCATTATTTATTTTAAAACCTAATGTTGAAGCTAATGTTCATGGAGATATTTTAACAGAAGATGATTTCAATAATATTGAATGGGTAACAGGAGTAAATGGAGAAATAGCTATAACAACTAAAAGTAATCCACATTCAGAAATAACTTGGATTAAAGTAAAAGAAGAAATGGGTAAATTATAATGTCTTTAATAAAAATAAAATCAGAAAGTATGAATCTTGCAGATACCTATGCGTTTACTGGTACTGTTACTGGTGCTAGTGATATAACTAAAATTGTTACAGTTGATGGAGCTGGTGCAAGTCAAGTAGACTTTGATGGTAATTTAGGTTCTTATACTTATAACATGATTATATTTAAAGATTTACAAACTGCAAGTGATGTTAGTTTTAATATGAGATATTTTCATGGTGGTACTATTGCTACAAATGCAAACCATAGATTTGCTGGAAAAATGAGAAGTAGCACAGGTAACGATGAAAATCAAAATAATGATAGTGCTGATCATTTCCAGATAATGAGTGCTATTGATGATAGTAGTTCAGGAGCTGTTGGTTCAACAGGAGTAATTTATATACCAGCAACAACTGTTTCTTATATGCCAACTTTTTTTGGAAATGGATTTCAACAATCACATAATGGAAATAAAAATGCTATCTATTATGCTGGACATAATACAGGACAAACAACTGCACCATCAGGTGTAAG